TCGAGAGCAAGCGCCTTGATGACATGCGCGCCGCACGTGAGCGCATGTATACTCCCGTCAAGGGACCGAAGGCGAAGGCATGAGCGGGGAGCGTAAGGACATCGCAGCGGCAAAGGAAGCCATGACGCGCCGTCTTGTCGAGGGCGGCATGCCGGCGCAGCGCGCCGAGCAGGTTGCGCGCGAGCAGGCTCGTAAGGCAGACCGGCGCGAACGCGATAAGTAACGGTAGGGGGACACGATGAGCATCAGCGAGACGCTCTACACGGCACGGTTTCGCTCCGGCGAGACCATCGAGCGTGGGCGTAATCAGGATCTCACGTGTCCCGTCTACCGTGCGGGTGCGCTCGTCGCGCCGCTCTCGGGCACGCTCACGGTCTACCGTGCGGATGGGACGGTCGTGGTCAACGCCGCGGCCGTTACCATCACTGGCAGCGTGGCGACCTACGCGCTCCTCGGGACGGTGACCAGCTCGCTCGCGCTCGAGGAGGGCTGGCTTCTGGAGTGGACGCTCCAGATGACGGCCACGATGCAGAACGTGTTTAGGAACGACGGCGCGCTTTGCCGCAGAACCCTCTATCCAGTCGTTTCGGACGCAGACCTGTTCCAGCGTCACAGCGACCTCCCGGCGCTGCTGGCGACGGGCGTGACATCGTACCAGTCCTATTTGGACGAGGCGTGGATCACGCTCACGAACCGCATCACGGCGCAGGGACGCCGGCCTTACCTCATCATCCAGCCGAGCGCGCTGCGTGACGCGCACCTCGCGCTGACGCTCCAACTCATCTTCCTCGACTTTCAGACGAGCGCCGGAGAGGGCGGTCGCTGGCAAGCCCTCGCCGAGCACTACGGCCGCGCCTATACCGAGGCGTGGGGGCAGCTCCGTTTCAACTACGACGAGAGCGACGAGAACAAGGTCAACCCCAACACGAAGAAGAGCGGGACTAGCACCGTGTGGCTCAACGGCCGCGGCGGGTACCCGACCTGGGGCGGGTGGGGCTAATGGCGAGCAAGACGGTAAGGCAGCTCCGCGAGGACGTGACCGCGCGGATCCTCACGCTCACCGGGTGGAAGGAGTCGCGCGTGGCTCCCGACAACTTCGGGCGTGATGCTGACAGCATCGCCCACAAAGCGTTTGCCGTGCATCCGACCTCGACGGATGACCTACGCGCCTACCGCGGGCGCCCGGCCGAGGGCCTCCTCGTGGAGACGACGCTCGAGGTGCGCTACTCCTGGCGCCTCGCGCCCAAGGGCATGAGCGACAGCTACGACGATGCCCTCGATGGCGAGCAGAGCGTGGTGAACAAGCTGATGGTCTACGACGCGACGTGGCCCTCGTCCTACAAGGTGCAGCTCATCAGCACCACGCGCGAAACGTCGGTACTCGGCGAATGGGTCGTCGGTGTGATAACGTTCCGCATCGTTCACACGCTTCCGCTTCAGTAGGGGGACATCATGGCTGTTTCGTCTGTCGTCAAGAACTTCCGCGACGGTACCATCCTCCTCGAGGACGGGACCACGCCCACGCCGATCTCCGTCACGGTCCAGTACGAGGCTGGCGACTTCAGCATCTCGGGCCTCAACCAGAGCAACACCGAGGCGACGACGTACCTCGACCGCGGCGAGCTGGGCTCGGTGCGTAAGACCTCGCGCACGTTCCCGACGTTCTCCTTCTCGGCGCACATGACGGACCTCTCCGACGCGACCGACAAGCAGCTGTGGGACGCCGTCAACAAGACCGGCGCGTTCGCCTCGGCGATCTCCACGGGCGGCAGCGCCTCGGACGTGTTCATGCTGAAGGTGACGCTCACCGTGGAAGGGTCCAACTTTGGGGACGCCTCGGACCACCTCCTCGTGATGACGAACTGCCACCTCTCCATCGACTTCGCCGAGGGTGACCCCAACACGTTCACCATCAACGGCACGGTCTACGGCACCATCACGGCGACCTGACCGAACCTGTCAGCATCGCTTACAGGTTGACGCAGCGTCCCCCGTGCTACTAGGTGCGGGGGACGTTTCACGTCTGAAGGAGGAAGGATGGAAGTCAAACTCGGGAAGTTCGCAGTCACGCTCAAGAAGCCGGCATCATTCATGTCGGCGCGCGAGGTCACCATCGCCGTGGGCGTGAGCGCCCTGCGCGGGCTCGGTGCGGCGCTCGGCGTGTGCTGGTCAGGTAAGCCTCTGAAGGCCACGCTCGCCGGCTGCAAGTACGATACCCTCGCCTACGGCGGCGCCGTCGTTGATGAGCTGGTCGCCCTGGGTGTGACCGAGGCCGAGATCTACACGGCCGGGAAGGAAGCCCTCGACCTCGTCCTCGAAGCCATCCCGCGCGAGCCCGAGGTCGCGACGCTCGAGGGTTTTACCGATCCGCAGACGGAGCCATCGACGCCGTAGCCCTTGAACTGGGGCTCACGTTCTGCGGCGACCCCGACGCGTTCTATGGGTGGACACGCGACCAGCAGGAACGCGTCCTCGCGTGGTGGCGCGTCAAGCACACGGCGCCTCCGAAGCCTCAACGCGGGAAGCCGCGCGAAGGTGATAGTATGTCCCCCGAGGCGCGAGCCTTCTGGGGGATAGGTGGCGGGTAAGCGGATCACGGTAGGTCGAGCGTCCACGTCCATCGGGCCCGAGCTCGAGGCGGCGCTCGACCGCATGATCTCCACGACCTACGCCGAAATCAAGCGCGAGGTCGAGAGCATCGCGTCGGACGTGACCGACTACGCGCGCTCCGAATGGTATGAGAACGTGACGCGCCGCACGGGCAAGACGGGCGAGAGCATCGACTACGAGATGCGGATCACACCGACGCATCTGAAGGGCGTGGTCTTCTCGAGCAACAAGGCGACGTACTACGTGCATCGCCCTGGTCCGTTCTCTCGCCTCGGTCGTCGCGTCGATGGCGAGGAGTTCTCGACCATCATGCAGCAGTACCGCAACACGGGGACCATCCCCGAGGGGTACACGGTCGAGCGATATACGCGCACCCGGCGCCCGGTAGGCGTGTTCAAGATCAACGTCGAGAGCAAGCGTCCACGCGATGGCAAGAACGTGTGGAAGATCGTGGCGATCGACTACGGGAAGCGCCTCGTGAAGCAGCGCCTCCCAGAGATCGACAAGGCACTACAGGCCGCAGCGCGACGCGTGGCGGCGTAGGGAGAACCCATGGCTACCGTTGAGCTTTCAGTCGATGCCAACCTCTCGGGGCTGCGTCAGCAGCTGGAGAGCATCCCCGGGCTGACCGCGGAGCAGGCGCGGCTCATGACCGCGGAGCTCAACAAGAGCATCCGCGCGAGCGAGCGAGCGGCGAAGGCCGCGGCCGATGCCAGCAAGCGGGCGATGGCTAGCGCCTCTGAGAGCGCGCGTGAGGCAGCTGCGGACATTGGCAAGGTAGGAGACCGGTTTGGTACCGTAGGCTCCTCTGCGGGCAAGCTGGCGGGCGCCCTGTCGATGCTGGGGCCGGCGCTCGGCGACAGTGCGCGGAACGTGGCCGACCTCGCGGACGTGGGCGAGGTGGGCGCGCTGGCGTTCGAGGGCTTCGGGGCGGTCCTGCTCCCTCTGACGGCTACGCTCGCGCTCTTCGCTGCGGGGCTCGCTCCCATCGGGGAGCTCATCCTAGAAGAGCAGCGACGCGCAGAGCAGACGGCCGTCGCTCTGGAGAAGTACGAGGCGGCGACGAAGGCAGCGGACGAGGCAAACGCGAAGTTTTCGTCTAGCCTCTCCGGCGTCAACGACTACATCCGGATCTCCACCGGCCTCGAAACGATGGCGGCGCAGACCGCTAGGAAGCGTGGCGAGGCGCTACGCGAGGAAGCCGCGGCGACGACGGCCGCGACGCAGGAGCAGATCGCACGCGCTGACGCCATCCTCGCGCTGCGTCAGGCAGAGCAGACGGCTATCGCGAATCACATCCTCTTAGGGAAGGCGACCGACGAGGAGCGCGCGAAGCTGGCGCAGCTGGGGCCCGAGATCGAAGCCATCACGGCCGCGCAGGCACAGCGCCGTGCGCGTCTGGTCGAGGTCAACGCAACGACCGAGGATAGCATCGAGTTCATGCGCTTGGAGGCCGAGGCTATCGACCAGGTAGCCCACAATGACAGGCGCCGTGCAGCGGCGAAGGATGCGTCAGCAGCAGCCGCGCGCGCGCATGCTGAGGCTCTGGCCCTTGAGGCAGCACAGCAGCGCGAGCTCGACGTGGTGATCTCGAAGGCGCGCAGCATCATCGACTCGCAGCTCGACCAGACCGGGCGCATCTTCCAGCAGCAGCGTGAGCTACGCGCCGAGCTTGAGAAGCACCCCGAGGCCTTCGGCACGATCACAGCAGCTATTGGTGTCCTCGATCGCCAGCTCGAGGCGCTCGACGATCAGGAGATCGACGCCTACCTCAAGCGGCAGGCAGAGGCGGCGAAGGAGCTTCAGAGCGCGTTTGAGGTGCTCATCCCGCCAGAGGTCCCCACGCGCCAGGAGCAGTTCGCCACGCTGACCGAACAGGTCACGCAGGCGATGCGCGACGGGACGATCACCTTCGACGAGTACCGGGCGAAGCTCGAGCAGATCAAGGAGGCGCAGGAGGAGACGTTCAACGTCGAGGACGTGGCGTCCTTCTTCTCGGGTGTGCAGAGCTACGCCAACGACCTGTACGGCAACCTCCAGCAGGTGAGCGACTTCTTCACCGAGCAGGCAAACAGCAAGGTCGAGGAAGCCATCGCAGCCCGTAAGCGCCTCGGGAAGGACGCGACCGAGGAAGAGCGCCGGCAGGCTAAGGAGCGAGTCGAGGACGCGAAGGAAGCAGCGCGTAAGGCGTTCGAGGTAAACAAGGCGCTCCAGATCGCACAGGTCGTCGTCAACACGGCGGCAGCTGTCGCGCAGGCTCTGGCATCCGCGCCTCCTCCGTTCAACGCGCTAGCCGCAGCGGGTGCAGCGGCAGCCGGCGCCGTCCAGCTGGCGACGGTGCAGAGCACCGAGCCCAAGTTCCACAAAGGCGGGCTCATCGGCCAGCCTGACGAGCAAACGGCTATCGTTCGACGCGGTGAGGCCGTGCTCAACCCGATGGGGCGCAGCCTCCTCGGCGACGACACCATCCGCGCAGCGAACGCCGGTATGGGCAGCGGGAGCGGCGGGCACGCGGTGCAGGTCGTGTACAAGCACAAGAGCTTCGACTACTTCGTGCGCGACCACTTGCGAACGAACGCTACCCTCCCGCGTGCGTTAAACGCTGGGCGTAGGCTCGGGCAGAGGGGGGGCTAAAGCATGGCGAACGCCGTTACCGTCAACGCTCTGCGGGGCATCCTCGTACACGACGAGCGGATCAACGCCGCGACGTTCAGCGAGGCGCTGTCCAGTGTCTCACAGGCTGGCCCACGTCCAGGCGTTCCGGTCCCCTCGCGGGACACCGATATGGTCCTCGAAACGAGCGGCGACTCTGTCGAGCAGACCACGATCACCGTACGGACGGTGCGAGCTGGCGGCGTGTCGGCGTCCCCCGATGGAGAGGTCGAACCCGGCGCCTTCGCGATGCGGACGAACGGTATCAACTGGCTCGGGTGGAATGGCCCGCTCGTGTTCTCGGGCTGGAGCCCGCTGCACACGTTCGCTTCGGGCGGTGCTGCGAACCAGTACGGCAACATGCACGCCGTGCACACCGACGACGGAACGATGCTCACGGCGGCGCAACGGTTCACGTCTGCCGGGTCCATCCGCAACCTCGTGATCCTGCGGACGGTCGGTGCGAGCACCACGACCATCGTTGTAGACACGCAGGCGGCGGCACTTGCGGTCTACTGCCCGACGCTGGTCAAGCTCCCCGAGGGGCGTCTTCTGCTCCTCTCCACGAAGAGCGTGACGGGCGGGCAGTACACGATCCGCGCGTGGACCTCGACCGACGACGGCGCAACGTGGACGCGCAGCGCGGATAGCGTCATTCGTGACGAGCTGGACGGCGCAGTGCTGGTGCCTCGCCGGCTGCGTGCGGCCTACAGCAACGGTCAGATCCTCATGCTGCTCGCCTTCCGTGACACGACCGCGACGGTTGCGGACTCGTTCAAGCAGTACGCGAGCGCCGACATGGGCGCGTCCTTCGCCCTGGTCCAGACCGTGGACAACACGACCGCGGCGAACGACTACACTGGCGGCGTCCACGACATCGTCGCTACCCCATCCGGAACGTTCCTAGCGACGTTCTGCGCCTCGTCGCGCACGTCCTATGGCGCTAACTCCGCGGTGCTGTATAAGGTGCTCCCCTCGGCGTGGGTCGCGTGGCAGACCGTGGTCACGCAGACCATCACGGGGCTGGGCTCCCCCAGCGCGAACCTGACAGCGGGCGGGTCGCTCTCGACGAGCACGGAGCTCTGCGCCACGCGCGACGAGGACGGTACGGTTTACGTCTACGCCCTCGACTTCTCGACGAACCAGCAGACGCAGATCGTGCGGAGCACCTCGGACGTGTTCACCGACTGGGTCGAGGTGGGGCTCCCCAACGCGAGCACGCCAAACGTCGCGTGGAGCTCGGGCGGCTTCGAGTGGGTCAGCGGTACCGTCACGGCGTACAACGGCACCCTGCGCCTCGTGTCCTCGTGGGACTCCACGGCGTGGCCGGGTCAGATCGGAATCACCACGTTCGCCGGGTACGCGACGGCATGCATGCCCTGGTATCCGGCGACCGAAGCCACCTCGGATAAGCTGCTCGGGTCGCGTCTCACGTGGAGCCCGCATTGGCTACCCGATGCAGCTGGATGGACACTCGCGACGGCTGGCGTGCCCACGGTGGCGCTCAATGCCGCGGGGTATCTGTCCATCGTGTCGCCTGCCGCGGCCGTCAACACGTACACGCAGGCAGGCCCTGCGCTTACGGCGAACCATACGGTGGCGGCGTTTGCAGAGTGGATCGCCACGACGGAGCGCAGCGAGATCCGGCTTGCCTCCAGCAACGGGACGAACACCTATGGCATCCGGGTGCGCTGCTCGGGCACGACGGTGGACGTTATCGACAGCAACGGCGGCGCCTCGCTCGGGTCTGGGACCATCACGGCAGGGATGAAGATCCAGATCCGCGCCTTCCTCGAGAACAACGGCGCGACCGCAAACGCCGTCGTGTACCTCGGCACGGGAGCGGGCGGCTTCATCACGCTTCGGCCGTCGAACCGCATCGTGAACGCCAACACGGTCAGCGACGCAGGCGTAACGGCAGCAGGTACGTCCGTGACGTGGGGGCAGTTCTCGCAAGTGAATCCGGCCGAATCCCGCTGGTACGGCGTGGGCTGGATGGCTGCGGCGGGTGTATCCTCGGTCTACAACCTCACGCTCCCCACCGACCTCCCGGGTCGCCCCTTCTCGGCGTATCCGCAGACGCTGGACTATGGCACGCTGGTCCGCGCTGTGGCTGGTCCGACGCTCGCAGGCGATGAGTGGACGATCACGCCGCGCTACGACTACGACATTGACAACGTCCTCGTGAGCGAGGCGCCCTCGCCGCGTCAGTCGTGGCGCTCCGTCGATGCGACCCAGCACCAGCTCACGTGGGTCATCGAGAGCGGAGCGGGAGCGGTCACCCCTCTGCGTGGGCCTCTCGGTGCGCTCTACCTGGGCGGCACGAACTTCCGCACGGCTACCCTCGAGGGCCGCAACGGCGCCGGAGCGTGGGTAAGCCTCGGCGTGATCGACATGGCGGCACAGAGCCGGCCGCTTCGGTGGGTGCGCAACGGTACGATCATCGAGCCCGACACCAGCAGCGCGACGAGCGCCGGCTACTTCTGGCCGCATGGTGTGTTGCGGGGAGCGCGCTTCGTGCCAGATACGACCGCGGCCTCGGGCCTGACGGCGAAGGCGATCAGCAACTCCAGCGAAGGCAACTGGACGAACCAGAGCGGGCGCCGGCTGCGCCTCGAGGTGTCGGATACGTCTGGCCTCGGGTCGAGCGGTACAAACGGCGCTATCGTCCACAGGTCGGGCCTTCTCGTGTGGAACAACGACCCGCGCTACAACGCGTACAGGCTCACCATTCCTGCGCAGCACACGGTCGAGGACTACTTCGAGATCGGCACGCTCGTTCTGGGGCACGTCTTGGCGTTCGGGCGCCGGTACAGCTGGGGGCGCACGGTGCAGACCTCGCCGAACACGGCGCTAACGACGGGACGCTCTGGCGCACGTCGGGCGCAGAACTTCGGCCCATCGCGCCGGTCTGTAGAGTTTGGGTGGACGGATGGCACCGACCTATCCGCAGTTCGGCAGGAGGGACCTGCGGACTACGTGAACGCCGCGGCCTCGGGAGGTGGCGAGGCCGCGGCTACCTGGTTCGACGCGCCGCTCTCTATGGAGGGCCTCGTACGCGAACTCTACGGGAGCCAGACGCCGGTCGTTTACCTCCCGTGGATCGAGCGTCAGGCGCTCGGCACGGTCTACACGGCGAGCCATCCCGACCTCATGATGTACGGCCGAATCGTCTCCGACGTGAGCATCGAGACCGTACAAGGCGAGGAGTGGATCGCGAGCGGCGCGGCTAACGGCGAAGTGGTCCGCACATCGGTCATTCGCCTGGAGGAGGAACTGTGACCGACAGGTGGACCGAGGCGCAGCTGCGCGAGGAAATCTACTGGGTCCTCGCGCTTGAGTGGGCGGGCGGGACGTTCTACCTGTCCACCGACTCGCTGTACATCGTGGACGGTGACGACACCATCACGACGACGCCCGACCTCGTGGACTATCCAGCGGTCGAGGAGGCCCTCGAAATCTGGAGCGTCGAGACGCCGCGCCTTTCGGTCCCGCTCTCGTTCATCCTGCCTGTTGACGTGCCAGGACTCATCGCAGAGGGCCACGCCCTCGACGGGGCCGTGGGCGAGCTCTCCCAGTGGGCACGCGGTACGGAGTGGAGCGCGCGCCGTGTGGTCGTGCGGGGCAAGCTGGTAGATCCAGAATACGGCGCCGAATGGGAGCCCGTTACGTGCTCGCTCGAGGAGATGGTCGCCGATGACCAGACGACACTCCCTGTGCAGCCCATCACCATCGCCTCGTGGCTTGCAGAGGCTGTCTCTGGCATGAGCTCCGCACAGGTGGGCGATGCTGGCGTCGTGCTTCCGATGGTCTGGGGAACGCCGGGAGCAACGACCGCAGCAGGGAGCCCGGCGCCCATCATCGGGACGAGCGGCTCGCTGGTATACCTGGGCATCGCGTGCCACTACGTCGAGGCGTTCTCGGTGGACATCATCGACAGCGCCGGCACGACGGAGACGTTCGTCGTGTACTACACCGACGTCCGGTCCTACTTCGGCACTACGCGTGGGATGCCTATCGTCGCGTGGATCGTGGTCGACACGAGCACCACGTCCCTCGTGCTGACCGACTCGCTCTTCGCCGTCTGGAACAACGGCGCGGCGCTCGTGGACGAGAGCAGGCAGGCCATCCGCGGAGTGGGTGACCTGCTCGCGCACGTCCTTCGCACCTCTGCGCTGCGTGTGGACTACGGCCGCGTCGATGCCGTGCGCCCCCTGCTCAACCAGTACCAGACGAGCGGCTACATCGACGAGGTCGTGGCGCTCGGGGAGTACATCACCGAGGTCCTCGCCGCCGTGTTCCCGTTCGCGATGGCTGGCGGGCAGGGCGGCGTGTACCCGTTCATCTGGCCGGTCTACCCGCAGGCCTCCTCTGCCGTCGCAGTGCTCTCCACGGACCTCGACCCGAACCTCGAGCGCGTGGGGCGCATCGCCTACGAGGGCTCCGACGAGGTCGCCACCGACATCGAGCTCAGGTACACCTGGAACCCGCAGACCGAGGGATACATGGTCGCTCGCTCGGTGGGCGGCGAGGTGTCCGTCGCGGACCCCGACCGCATGACCATCGCGCAGCTCATCGGCCCGAAGTCGCGCTACGGGCTTCGGCGCAAGGTGCTCGAGACGACGGTAGTGCATGACGCCGTGACTGCGAGCAAGGTGCTGCTCGCTCAAGCGGCACGCTACGGACAGCCGGCGCGCATGGTGCAGTACATCGCGCCACGCCGGTACGGATGGCTTCGGCGTGGGGACCTCATCGCGCTTACGGATGTCGAGGTCGCAGCCTCGTCGCAGCTCTGCCTCATTGAAGGCGTGCAGTGGACCGAGGACGGCGCGCTCACGCTCACGCTGCGATACATCGAGGCGGGAGCCTAACCATGGCGCGCGTACCGCTCACACGGAACAGCACGGGACAGTTCGCCCGCGTGGCGCAGCTGGTAGCCGGGACGAACGTCACGATCTCCGAGAGCCTCACGGGCGAGGTGCTCACGGTCACGGTCGCCGCATCCGGTGGCGGTGGAGGTGGCGGCGGGACGCCAGCCACGACGGTCGTGAGCGAAACCTCTTTCGGGCAGAGCCCGGCCGTGGGAACCTCGACGGACTACGCCCGCGGGGACCACACCCACGGCACGCCGGCCGTTCCTGCTCACTCTGCCCTGTCCTCGCTCGGGTGGACCTCGAGCGGGCACACGGGAAGCACGACGAGCGTGGCGGCGTTCAATGGTGGCGGCGCAGCACAGGCAGTGCAGGCTACCGCAGATGAGACGATGCTCGTGCGTCGTGGTGGCATCCTTCAGTGGGTGGCCATCGCCGCGGCGGTCAGTCTCCTCGCCAACGCTTACGATGAAGAGGACCTCTCCGGTCAAGCCCTCACGCTTGACACTGCCGGCGTGTTCCCCGGTACCATCTCCTAGGAGGACGCGTGGCTCTCTCGCCGCTCAACTGGAAGTATGTAGGCGCCGCCAGCTTCACGGGCGGGAGCATCTCGGCGTGCCTAGACGCCATCTATACGCTCGGGCAGGCAACGACCTACGCGAACGGTTCGGCGCGCACGCCCGGGACGGGAAGCGCCTGGACGTGGGCGCGCGAGCAGATCAGCGGCGTAACAGAGGCCGCATACGGCAACCCGCCCACGAACGCCCTAGGCATGCGCTACATCGTCGCGAACACGACGAGGACGCAGTCCTACACGCTGCTCACTCCCGACAACGTGACGACCAACAACTGCCTCATCTACGGCATGAACCGTGGGAGCGGCACATATACGTCGTGGGTCAACGCGCAGCCGTTTACGTCTGGCTTCTCGGGCTACTGGAAGTGGAGCCGCACCTTCTCCACGGTCTCCTATGACCGCGTGTTCATGTGGGAGTCGCAAGAGGGATGCGTCATGCAGGTCTGTCAAGCGGCGACGTTCGGCACGACTTCCGCGGTGGCCTTCGGCGCGCTCCTCGACCCGCTCTCCAGCGCCGCAGGTACGGCCGAGAGCGATGGGCGCGTGTACATGATGACGGGGCAAGGCTCCACGAGCAACATCTCGCAGCAGTGGAGCTCGCTGGGCGCGACGGACGGCGGTTGGTTTTCTCATGCCACGACGGCACAGACGTGCCACAGTGGAGCCTTCAACAACGGGAGTACGACCGTCACGGGCATCGGCCGCTACTTCGGGTCGCTGGGCAACGTCATTCCTGCCGCATGGGCGAACCGCGGAGGCGAAATCCCGCGCATCCCTGTGCAGGTAGGCGTCCTCGCGGGTGCCTTCTACGGACAACTGCGGGAGATCTACTACACGTCGGACAGCCAGACCGGCCTCACGTGGCGCTACCTGGGCGTCGAGCAGGGCTACATTGCCGGGTACCATCCGACGACCGCAGGCGACAGCCTCCTCCTGAAGGTATGAAATGGACGCGACCGACTACATCCTCTCCATCCTCTCGGCGAACCCTAGCGTGGTGACCATCGACCTTCAGGCGGGCGCTACGGTCGACGCCGCGCGCCTTCCGGCTGGCGTGGTCGTTGAGCCATGGGCAGAGGACTGGAGCGAGGGCTACGACGAGTCGGGCAACCTCGTCGTGCGTTTCCGCGCATAGTGCGCTAGTATCGGCCCATCGGATGGGGGTCTGATGGGCGCTGAAACACCGACGACATGGACGCAGAAGCTGGTCCCTGTCCCCGTGTGGGCGCTCCTTATGCTCGGCGCGGCTATGGCTGGCGGCGGTGGCATGCTCGGGATGTCCCAGGCCGAAGCCTCGGGTGCTCCCGACCCGGCACAGATGGAGCAGATGCTCTCCTCGCAGCGCCGGATCGAGGGTCGTCTCGACGCTATCGAGCGCCAGCTGGCGACCGTCGCCGCGATGGCCCACACGCACACAGGAGTCACCAGTGCCCCTCTCCCCTGACGAAATCATGAAGCTCCCGGCCGAGGTGCTCGTGCTCCTCGACGCCATCAAGGATGCCCGCGCGGTCGACGGCGACGGCGGAACGAAGATCACCCGTGCCGAGCGCCGCAAGCTGCTCGCGCTCGCGGGCAAGCTCGTGTACCTGCTCACCGTCGACGCCCTCGACTAGGAGGCATCATGCCCGCTCTCGACCTGTCCGGCATCACGCAGTATCCCTACGTCTCCAGCACCACGACCCCGGGCACCTCGGGGCTCTGCCGCATCATCCTGCTCCCCACGAACGTCAGCCTTCAGATCACGCTCCACAACAGGGACAAGGCTACCAAGGGGCTGGCCTTCTCGTATGACCAGACCCTGACGGACGGCGGCGCGATGCCTGCGACCTACTTCTCGGTGAGCGACCCGATCCACATCAAGTGCAGCAAGAACCGTATCAGCGGGTTCGCGAACGTCACGCAGGTCGCGATCTTCTCTCCGTCGCACACGGCGGTGAACTGCGAGATCCTCATCGAAGAGGACGGCATCTGATGGAGCCGATCCACGTCGAGGAACCTGCGCCCGCGGTGACTGCTCACGAGCAGACGCCCGAGAAGGACGCCATCGTGGCGAGCGTGACGGATGATGCCGCGCTGATCGCCCACGAGGCGCAGGCCGCGACCCCGTCACCCGAGGAGATCGTCAAGATCGCCCAGGGCGCCGAGGAAGGTGGGATGCTCGGCGTGGTCCTCGCCGTCGTGGCGGTCCTCGGGGGCGGCGCGGCGTGGAAGTTCTACTCGCAGTCCAGCAAGCAGAAGGCCGAGCTCGCCAACAAGCAGGCCGAGCAGGCGCACGAACTGGCGATGGCAGAGCTCCACGCGAAGATGCAGGGGCCTACTACGAGCCCGCCGCAGTGCATCGCAGCGCACACCTCGCTCGAGGCCCGTATCGCAGCGGTCGAGGCCAAAGCCTCGCGCATGACCTTGCCAGACTTTCCCGACGACTTCGACGCCGAGCTGCTGATCGCGCGCGTCGAGAAGATCGAGAAGGCCGTGAAGAAGAAGCCCGCGCCCGCAGGGAGGAAGCCGTGAACCTGTCTCCGCACTTCTCGTTCGATGAGCTCACGCGTACCGGGCAGACGGCGCTCCAGGCGGTCAATCGTCAGGAGGCGCAGGCATGCATGGGCGCGCTCACGGCGCTCGCCACCACCATCCTCGAGCCTATCCGCGCGAAGTTTGGGCCCATCCGAATCAACAGCGCGTTTCGTGGTCCTGCCGTGAACACGGCGGTCGGTGGGAGCAAGACCTCGCAGCACATGAGCGGACAGGCCGCGGACATTGTCGTGCCGGGGCATCGCCTCGAGGACGTGTTCGCATGGATCGTGAAGGAGAGCGGCATCCCTTACGGGCAGGCCATCCTCGAGGGCCCGGGCGGGAAGGTGTCGTGGATTCACGTCTCGCTGGGCGAGCCCTACCGTGCCCGCGACAAGAGCCGCCAGGCGCTCACGTGGGACGGCAAGACTTACGCGTCGTGGAAGGGCTAGACGTTTCGTGTGCGGTTGAGGTCGGCGAGGTGCTCTCCATCGCCGACCCTCGACTACACGACTGCGCGTGGCCCGAAGGGCTCACGCTGACGGCTCACGTCATCGAGGTTGACCCTGTCGTGGTGCGCGTGCGTGTGACCACGCATCGGCTTTGCATCGAGGCCGAGGACGAGGCTGCACAGGTCCGTCGCGTCTGGCGCCGTGCCGTCGCGCAGGCGCGTCAGGAGTGGGGACCAGAGTTCACGGTCGAGACAGTCCGCGGTGACTGCTCCGACGCCGTGCGCTCTGCCGACGTAGACGTGCTCGAGACACGATAGCGCGCAGCACGCACACGGCGACCCGTGCGAGCAGCTGCACCATCGCGCCAACGAGCAGCACGATGGTCGCCACGGTTAGCCACGCGACCACTACTCGACCAGATGCGCGAAGAGCGGCCCGAGCGTGAACCGGATGCGCGCCCGCGCGATCTCGGCGTACTCGGGCGAGAGCTCGCACCCGACGAAGCGCATCCCCTCAAGCATCGCCGCGCGCCCCGTGGAACCGGACCCGGTGAATGGGTCCAGGACAAGCCCACCGGGCGGCGTGACCATCCGCACGAGGTAGCGCATGAGGTCGGTGGGCTTCACGGTCGGATGCACGTTCTTCGGCACGTCTCCGATCATCTCGTCGCGGTCCTCTCCACTCGCCTTCGCCGTGTAGAAGTACCGAGCCGCGTCGCGTAGGCCCTCGGTCGCATCGTCGCTGCCGTCGTGGAGGACGTTGGCGGGCCAGCGGCCCGGTATGCCGTCGGGGTGAAGATCGAACGTGTTGATAGGCTTCTGCTCGCCGCCTACGTACTCGGTCTGCCATCCACCGACGGCCCGGCGAAGTTCCTCGTCCGTTTGAACCCTACACCCATCCACATTGATCGCCCCCGTACCGTACCGCAGCACGTTTGCCGCGACGGTCCCGACCAGCGGCTTGCGCGCTAGGCAGATGGGCTCGTGCGCTGGCTTTAGGGCCGTGCCCCAACCGGACCAGCGGCGGGCGTCGTCGGTGGCGGGGGCGGTGACTGCGAACGTAGGTGGCGCTCCTTCTTCGCATCGACGGTTGTACCCCGTGTTCGTGCCACCGGATGTAGCGACGTTGAACTTGGGAGCCTGCACTCGCTCGCCAACGACCTCTCGCTCCGCACCCGCCGCCTTGTCGATGGCCTTGGACACGTCAAGCGACTTCGGGAACCCGCTCCCGTAGAGCCACATGATCTGATCGCGCACGTCGAACCCGGCATCCTCGATGGCGCACGCCATGCGGTGATAGGTACGCGACCCCGAGAAGGCGAGGAGATGTCCGCCGGGCTTCAGCACGCGCAGCGCCTGACGCCACACCTCGAGGTCGTAGGCGATACCGCTCGCGTCCCACTTCTTGCCCATGAAGCCGAGCTCGTACGGCGGGTCGCACACGACCGCATCCACGCTCTCGGCCTCGAGCGTCGCCATGCTCTCGCGGCAGTCGCCGACGAGGATGCGCGCCCTCATGGGTTGACCTTCGCGTGGTACGCCGCGCGCATCTGCCGGTTCTCCTCGCGTACCTGCTCAAGAGCAGCAAGCCCCTCGGCGAGCACCTCGCCGGGCGTGATGCCCTGATGCTCTGGGTTCGCGCAGCGCCACGCGAGACGACGGAGAGCGGACTGTGCCCGGTCGATAGCCGGGCAGGTATGGCCTGGGGGCTTCAACGCTCACTCCGAAGCGCCACGTCGATCAGGCTCGCGACCTGGGCGCGGTCCATGTTCGCCATGGTCTCGCCCCTAGTGTATGCACTATTCACGTCCACGAGGCCCATCGCGACGGCGGCGCCCTCGGCCTGACGCTGCGCGTCTTCGAGCGACGAGGCCCGACCGCGCTGGTCAGTGATGGGGTCACGCGTCATGAGCTCCCACGTGTAGTGCCCAGCGGCGCTCTGGTTGACGATCAGGTGCGCCCCGTCGCGCAGGGAGTGCGTCCATGCGATGTGCGTCGTGGGCTTGGAGATGGCGATCACGGTCCAGTCAAGAATCGGCATAAGGGTACACTCCGTTGAGGGCAAGGTAGACCTTGCGGGTCATGGATACGTCGTTGAGGCAGTAGTCGGTGATGTCCGACTGTCGGCCTTCGAGCCAGAGCGGCAGGACCTCGGACCCATGCCCTGACTTCTCGCCCACGCCCAAGGCACCGGCAAGGTCGGCCAAGCTCACGCGCTCACGCGACGGGAACGCGAGATGCATCGTGTCCGTTACGCGCTTGCGATGGTCCTCGCTGAGCTCGTGGAACCATCCAGCAAGCACATGCCCGAGGCGCGCGGACGTGATGTGCAGGCGAGGAATGTCGAACCCGAGGACGTTGTGCCCGACGACGTGTGCCGCCCACGCCTTGTGCTCGCGGAGGAAGTCGGCGAACTGCGTGAACATGCGGAGTTCCTGCTCGTCGGTGGGACCGCCCACGAAGCACGCAGAGCGCAGGGTATCGCTGTCATCAGGCTCCCACACAACGCCAATGCAGGCGATGCGCGAGATCCGCCAGTCGAGGGCGGCGCGCGACCAGGTCTCCTCATAGTTCTCCTGGCACCACGCCGCGATGCTCTCGGGCTTCTTAAACTGCCCGGGGACCTTCGAGGCGACGTACGCCGTGCGCTCGTGCTCTGGCCACAGCAGCGGAGGGAGTGTCTCGATGTCGATGTAGAGCTTTCCGGACTTCATCGCGCGTCCTCGAGGTAGGGAGCTGCGAACATGCCCGCGGGACCGAGCAGCAGGCACCACAGAGCGAGTTGGTAGTCGCCGCACCACGCGAACAGCGCGCAGAACGTGGCGGCGAGAATGGGAGAGAGACAGGTGACGATAGCGGCCATGTGGACCTCCTAGTGATGCGTAGGGCTAGAACGGGATGTCGTCGTCAGACGGAGGTGGAGCGCCTCGAAGCTCGGCCTCGAGCGGTCCTCCCGGGATGGGCTGATGCGGAGGCGGGGCCTTGTAGCGCCAGATCACACCCGTGCAGGACTTGTCCTTGCACTTGAAGTCGGGCGCCTTCGGGTTCGTCTTCTTCTCGCGGTTGTCCCACATGGCGCCGCCACATTCGGAACAGAGCGTGGAGCGGGTGTAAGACTCGACGGTTGCGCCTGGCGCCACGCGGTCAGCAACACGCTGCGCGGTCGCGTCGAGGCGCGCCTTCACGTCAGGCGGGGGAACCGTGGGCTCCTCGCGCGTGTACTCGGTGCGCGCCGTCTGGGGGCGCTGAGCGACGCTTGCAGTACGCACGGGATGGCTTGCAGCCTCGCCGTCGTCGTCGTCGCTCACCACGCCCACGACCGAGGCAAGCGTGTAGCGCCGCAGGTACGTGAGGATGGATCCCACCACCTGCGGGTTCTCCTGAGCGGGACGGACACCGATGGTAGAGCCGATGTACTGCCCACTCGCGTGCATGAGCGTAGTCGTCAGCGTGACGTGACCCGCCTCGTCACGACCGGGCAGCTGGGTCACGGAGAGGCCGTGCTTCGCGAGGGGGCCGCGGCACGCGTCCATGATGGAGGCGAGGTCGGCGTAGCGCGTGCGGAAGTGCGGGTTCGTGGCGTCCTTGCTGGCGGCGGTCATCTCGCCCTGTGCGGCAGCGAGGGCCTTTGCGAGCTCGCCGAGGTTGTCGCTTTGGTACATGGTCATGATCACTCCTTACGCGAGGCCGAGGTTGATGAGCGCGCTGCTGTCGAGCGTCGTGTAGTCGCCGGTGCTGGAGACGAGACGGTAGGTTCCGTCCTCGACCGTGACCACGATGCTCTGCTCATTAAGCGCCTCACGCTCAGCGATCGCGTCGGCTTCGTATGCGCTTGCCTCGATCTCGCGGTGGCCTCCGGTGACGGTCATGATGATGATCAGGGTCATTCGATCTCCTTCTGCCGGGTGGGGTTGACGACCCGACACCCACATACTATAAATGGGTTCACGGAACGTCAACCCGTGGAGAAAGAAAAATGGGATCGCTCGCAGACAGACGTAAAGCCGCCGGGCTCACGCAGGCACAGCTTGCCGACCTCGTCGGTGTGGGAATCAGCGCCATCAAGGCGTACGAGAACGGTCGCCGCAGGCCGGCCGCTCGCGTGATCATGGAGCTCTACAAGGCTCTGGGCCTCACGGCCTCGGACATCGCCGAACTCTACATGAAGGACGGAGGTGCGGAATGAACGAAGCGATGCAGCTGCGCACGCTCATCGACAGCCTCCTCACGCGTCTGGAGACGGCCGAGCGCGCCCTCGAGGACGAGAAGGCCCGACACGCCGAGTGTGAACGCAAGATGATCGACTACGCTACCCGCTGGGCGGTGGCAGAGGCGCGCCTCGATGGCGTGGTGCGCTTCGGTCCTGACGTGCTCGAGGTGAAGCCATGATCGAGCGCACCTACACCATCCTGCTCGAACCTCGCGGCAAGGGCCGTCCCGTGTTCACGCGCGCCACGGGGACCGCACGCACGCCGGAGACGACCAGGGCGTGGGAGCATGAGGCGGCGCACCAGCTGCGCCAGCAGCATCTACGCGATGTCGGCGGCGTTGTCTTCGTCCCGCTGGACGAGACGAGCCCGCTGTGGGAGGTCGACATTCGGGCCTACCATCCGCGCCCGAAGACGCGCCCCTCCTACATCGAGCGCGCCCTCTGGGGACTGCCCGAGTACCGCCTTCCGGCGACCTCGCGGCACGACCTCGACAACGTCGTGAAGATCACGCTCGACGCCATGCAGATCGCCCGCGTGGTCCAGAATGACCGATGCATCGTCAGCATCGCCGCGGCGTCCTGGTTCGTCTGGGGCAACGAGCCACCGCGGGTCGAGGTCACCATGCGCGAGGTGAAGCCATGACATCGCAACTTATTCGCTTCTGCGAGATCATCGCGTGGTCTTCGCTCTTCTTCGGGAGCCTTCGCTTTCTCGTGGTCTTCACTTCTACGATGCTCAACCCAGCAGATGCGACATCGGAGAAGACGAAGCGCCGCGCGGAGGTGCTGTGGAGTTCGACGGTGATGGTGTTCATCGCGTCTGCGTGGTTCTGCGCTGGGGTGTGGCCATGACCAAGGACGTGGTGTACTACGGCCCTGCGTTCCTCGAGAGCCTTAAGCGAGAGGTCGAGAACGAGAACATCGCGCAGTCCTACGACATGGGGCGTGACCTCGAGCGCGCCGCCGTCCTCGCGCTGCTCGACAGCGAGCTCGAGGTCGCCGAGGCACACGACCTGCTGATGGGAACGCTTCGCGTTCGGCAGCTGCGAGACATCATCGCGCGTGGCGAGCATCGTAAGGAGAAGGAATGACGAATGGACGAGCCGAAACGCTTCGTATTCTCGCGAACGCGTTCGATGAACTAGAGCAACTTCGCTGCCGCCTTCGTGATGACAGCGAGCATGTCAGACACGCGATGGATGCAGCCCGCAACGAGGAGCGCGCCGCCGTGGTGGCGTGGCTGCGCGGAGAACCGGAACGGCTTGTCAAGTGCAACGGGCACAGACACGCAGACGGGAAGCCTTGCTGGGTCATGTCACCGATGCCTGCTGATGAACTCGCGGACTGCATCGAACGCGGGGAGCACCGCCGCGAGGAGGAGACGTGACCGACAACGAGAGGCTACGGAAGTGGCTGGATGCAGCCGTGGAGTCGGCCTACCGTGCTGGTGCCGAACAGGAGCATGCCGCCGTGGTGGCGTGGTTGCGGAAAGAAGCGGTCTCGCACCGCCGCGATGGATTTCCAATAGCTTCTTACACCATGGAAGAACGGGCAGACGCCATCGAACGCGGCGAACACCGCCGCGAGGAGAAGGCATGAGGAAGCAACTAGATGTAGACCTCACCGAGGTGATCGCGCAGGCACGAGCAGAGGAGCGCGCCGCCGTGGTGGCGTACCTGCATCACCGCGCGAACCTGTGGCTGAACGCAGAAAAGATCCAGAGGACAGAGGCAAGCATGGGCGTATGGCTTGTCTGCCAAGCCATCGAACGCGGCGAGCACCGCCGTAAGGAGGAGCCATGAACTGCACTCGATGCGGCAAAGCCTCGCGCGTCGTGGACACCCGCCAGCCCGACGACAGCGGAGGCGTCTACAGCGGGCGCATCCGCAAGGCCGGCGAGGTGGCCAGCTGGTACACGTCCGACGTGGTCGTGCGCCGTCGTGTGTGCCCGGAGAAGCACGAATGGTTCACGGTCGAGCTCTCGACCGAGGACGTCACGGCCATGGTTCAAGAGGGCAAGCCATGAGCGCGCCTACGAACCACGACCCCGTCCTCGTGCTGCTCTGGATCATGGAGCGCATGGACGGAGTGGCGCTGGAGTACATCGCTCGTCGTGAGCGTATGCGTACCTCGACCATGCGGGACATCCTCGTGGCGTGGGGATGCCCGCCCACTCGGTACCGGATGCGCGACGAGTACCACGAGGCCCTCACGCTCTGGAACACGGGCGACTTCACGTGGTGCGAGATCGCAGAGGAAACGCGTAGCCCCATGGATGCGAAGACCCTGCGCTGTGCCGTGTTCGCGTGGGCGCAGAACATGGAGCTCGAGTACCGTGTGGGTCGACAGAGGGGAGCTAGGCCGAAGCGGCGGCGAGAGGCGGCGGCGTGATGCAGCTCTCTCTATTCTCGCAGGCTCAGGCGACGGTCGATGAGGTGAGGCCACTGAGGCCACCGAGGCCACCCAGCTGGATGGATGAAATCCAGCCGCATCAGCATGAGCTTAAGGCGCGGATGCGCCACGTCCTCGCGTTCTGGACGCCGAAGAGCGAAGAGGAGTGGCTCGCCTGGGCGCCGCATCTGACGGGGCCTCTGCCCGAACGGTGGGAACGATACCGGGCGAGCTTCTCGGATGGTTGACGCGCTCTGACGGATGCTGTTAGCGTAGGGACGTCCTCGCAGGGACGCGGGCTAGCTACCCGCTCGCGGGGGGCGTAATGCCCCCCGCTTCTCCCCTGCGACAAGACCTGCGAGACATAGTGAACATCCGATACGCGCTGCGGTACGCAGCTGCGGGCTTACGCGTACATCCGCTCTATGAGGTCGACCCCGTCACGCAGACGTGCGCGTGCTACCGAGGCGTCGAGTGCATCGAGAAGCAGAGAGGCAAGCACCCGAGGCTCGGGGGCTGGCAAGAGAAGGCCAGCATCGATGAAGCGCAGGTGCGCGAATGGTGGGGCCGATGGCCTACAGCCGGCGTCGGCATCGCGACCGGGTCCACCTCGAAGGTCTGGGTGCTCGACGTGGACGGCCCAGAGGCCATGGCATGGTACGACGCGCAGTGCGTGGCGAATGGCCTGACCGAGACGCTCGGCGTTCGCACGGCGCGAGGCGCGCACCTTTACTGGCGCTGGCCCGAGGTCATGGTCCGCAACGCGCAAGGCATCGCGCCAGGTGTCGATGTTCGCGGAGAGGGAGGGTACGTCTGCGCGCCGCCGACCGTCCATCGGAGCGGGCACGTCTACGCGTGGATCAATGAGCCGGGGTTCACGCGAGAGGCTGCGCTAGCGCCCGCGTGGCTGCTCGACATGGTGAAGGAGAAGCCGAAGCCCGAGCCGAAGGTCGTGCGCGCGCCGCAGCGTGACCTATCGCCGCGAGAGGTGGCCGCGATCTTCCGAGCAGCAGCAGACACCGACCCAGCCGTGCGCGAACGCATCGGGCTCATGGTCGGCGGTACGCCTCACCATTCCGCGGCGAGGCCCTACGTGGACGGCATACGATGCCCGAAGTGCGGTAGGCCTGAGGTGTGGTTCTACCTGGACGAAGGCCCGGCCGTCTGCCATCACCGCAACTCCTGCCATTGGGCCGGTCCCATCTCCTCTCTCTCTACAGGTGCACGATGACTCCAGAACAGATGGCCGAGATGCTCGGCGTGACCATGACCGACAACCGAGACGCCACGACCTCGGCGCTGCTCGACAAGAGCGACCCTAGCCGCGACAAGGCGACCGGCGCCATCATCCGCGAGGGCAAGCCGAAGGGGCACCTCGCGAACGTGCAGACCATCTTCTCGACCGACCCTGCGTGGATCACTGCCTTCAGTCGGTGCGAGCTGCGGCGCCGGGTGCTTTGGAAGGGCGACGTGATCCGCGACGAGGACGAGGCCGAGGTGAGCCGGCTGCTTGCCTCGTCTTACGGGCTGCACGCCACGACGCAGATCGTCAGCGAGGCGATCCGATGGGCCGCGATCAAGAGCAGCACGCACCCCGTCCGAGAGTGGCTCGCGAGCCTGACGTGGGATGGCGTGCCGCGCCTCGACCGCTGGCTCACGACCTATTGCTCGGCGCCGGATACGGAGCTCGTGCGAGCGATGGGGCGCGCGTGGCTCATTCAAGCGTGCGCCCGCGCCATCGAGCCGGGCTGCAAGGCCGACGCCGTCCTCGTGCTCAAGGGCGTGCAGGGATGCCGAAAGAGCACAACGTGCGGCGTTCTCGGGGGCGCATGGTTCTCGGACTCCGAGATCGACCTCGCCTCGAAGGACAAGTACACGCAGCTCGAGGGCGTGTGGGTCTACGAACTCTCGGAGATGGACGCGATGCGTAAGGCAGACGCCCGCGCGCTCAAGGCGTTCGTCTCGTCGCAGTCCGACAAGTACCGGCCAGCCTATGGGCGCAACACGCAAGAGGTGCCGCGGTCGACCGTGTTCATCGGCACCACGAACGACGACGAGTTCCTCGTGGACCCCACGGGCTCGCGCCGGTACTGGGTCGTTGAAGTCGCACAGTGCTTCCCCGAGGCCCTCGAGGCAGACCGCGAGCAGCTGTGGGCCGAGGCCGCGCACTACACGCGCCACGGCGAACGCTGGCACCTTCCGTCGCACCTCGACCTTGAGCGCGCAGAGGAAGCCGAGAAGTATGTGCCTGTCGACTCCTGGGAGAGCGCCATCGCCGAGTGGGTGGTCAGTAACTACACCTTCACGCTCGATGAGGTGTGGCGCCGAGCTCTCGGCAACGAACGCTCCAACGCCGGGAAGCACGAGGATATGCGCATGGCCGTGATCCTCAAGAAGCTCGGGTTTGCCAAGAAGCGCGAACGTCACGGTGGCGTGGAGCGCGCGTACGTCTGGCGCCGCATGGCCTGAGCTGTCCCCACCTGTCCCCACCTCGGTGCTAGGTGGGGACGCCCTACGATCTAGACTGCGTCGGCATTGTCCCCACCGGCCCCACCTCCCCTACCTTTTCTCTATAGAGAGAGAGAGAGATAGATATAGAGAGTCTGAAAACGGCGTCGAGGTAGGGCGAGGTGGGGACAGAACGCTACGACATACACGGCATCGACGTCGTAGCCGTCCCCACCTCGGCAGTTAGGTGGGGACAGAGACTGCGGGGTTGCCGAGGCGCGACCCCACGTTAAAGAACCGATGCGTGGATCTCCACGTGAACGTAGGGAAAGCCGTCCCGGCAATGGTGCCGGGCGGCGCTCCCGGCGACAGGAGACTAGATGCGGCCTCTCATCATCCAGTGCGGCGAAGGCAAGCTCGACGGCGAGCATCGCGTCATCGACCTGTACACGGGTCCGCTCTGGTCATCGGTGCGTGCCGTCGTCGCCGAGCTCGGTGGCGAGCTGCCTCTTCCGGTCTACGTGATGTCGGCGAAGTACGGACTTGTCCGAGCCGACAAGATGATCGAGACTTACAACGCGGTCCTCGCGAAGCGTCCGCGCAATAACTGCGAGGTCTCGCCAGAGGAACTCGTGCCGTTACTGCGTGAGCAGATGAGCGAGCTCGGTGCAGATACTGACTTCGTCGGTGGAGCCCTGTACGCAGAAACTCTCCGCGCCGCGGGCTTCAACGTCACCGAGCTGGACACCCGAGGCATCGGGTACAAGCGTCAGTCGGTCAAGCAGCACATCCGTAGCGCGGCGGAATGAGGCGCGACATGCCCACCGAGTACGTCAGGGGATACCAGGACCAGAGCGGCGGCTCGCATATGTTCGCGCTGTGGACGCAGACTGGCGAGCCAGACGAGACCTGCAAGAGTGGGTGGGTATGGGTCCGCGCCGACAAGGTTCTGTGGGTGGCGCGCGATCTAGCCGCGCGTCCTGTCCGCACGCTGATCGTATTCGACGGTGGCAACTCGCTCACCACCGACGCAGAGCCAGAGGACGTGCGCTGGGGCATTGACCTCGCGCTCAATGGCGGCGTGCATAGGACGAAGCCCATGCTCAACCTCGAAAGCAAGGCGACGCGAGAGGCTTACGAGGACGCGCAGCTCGCTGGCTTCCTCGCCGCACAGGCTGCGTTCAAGCGCGACCGAGACGGACAGTAACGGGCCAGAACGCGCACGAAAGGCGTGTATACTGACCGACACCCCCCCCGACCCCGTATGGTT